AGGTTAAATCCCACAGGCTGCGTGGCACGATCTCAACCGCCACATCAGTCACGGTCAGCGTGTTACGGACGCGACCGTAGTGATACCCGCCTATTTTGCGGCTGTTGGCCGTGGTGTAACCGGTTGGAGCAGATGCGTTTGCATCGGCTCTCACTGTGCCGTCTGCACAGGCGTAGATATAGTAATCCGTGCCGATGGCGTGAGTAGGCATTACCACGGCGGTTTGNNTNNATCCCACGANACCATTGTGTTGCTGGTGCCAACAAGGACATACGTGCCTGCCTTAATGCTGAGGGTGGCGGCACCGGTCTTGGTGAAAGCTACGGAGGTGGTATCGGATTTGAAGAAGGCATACGGAACCCTACTGGTGTCAGATGGGTGGACGTGGTCGGCCCTGGCCGCAGTGGTGTCGGTGCCGATCGCTGCAATACCATCCATATTGGGGGTAGTCGATGCCAGACCGGTAAGGCCGTTGAACGAGGTGCCAGTAAGCGTGCCATTCACCTGTAACTTACTAACACCATCGTCTGTTGTGGTGCCGATGAGGACGTTACCGGCTGAAGTCTTGACTATCCCATCTACGCCTACAACCAGCGTATCTGCAGAAGAGTCACCGAGGATGATGTTACCTGAGAAAGTCTTATTTCCTGCTATGGTCTGGTTAGTTGTGAGGTCTACGAAATTCTGTGTATCCGAGCCAGTGCCGCCATTAGCAACAGGGAGTACTCCTGAGACAGCGGCAGTTAAGGATATAGCTCCCCCATCACCACCAACGTGGTCGTGCGCGTCTCCGTTGGTTACGCCTCTATTTCCTTCGGCTACAGTTCCAGCAGTCGTCCCCACGAGCCGGCTTGTTCTTGATAAACGCATTGGATGCCTCGACCTCTTCGTTCCAGTCTGCTTGAACGTTCTTTTCCGCATCAGCAGGTGCGTGGACTGTTTGAGAATGGTCATACGCAATCTTACCTCTATCACCACGATACGCTGAAGATGAAGTCTCACCCAAAGCCAAGTCAGAACCGATAGGAACGTAGGACGAACCAGACCAACGGTAGGTAATGTTTGAGTCAACATCTAAGTAGACCTTCCCTGATTCACCTACGACAGGAAAATAAGCAAGATCCACAAATTCTAGTACGTCGTCTACGAACGAAGGTAATTGTGCGGCTAGTCGTATTTTGGCATCTGCCCCTAGAGTTGCTACCCCATTAGCCGCCCCCTTTTCAGAGACAGCAATACGTGCAGTAGCGTCCACTGCGTTGACGGTTATATTTGCAGAACCATCAAAACTAACCCCGTTTATTGTATGAGAAGTCGCTAGTTTAGTAGCGGTGGCCGCATTACCGGTCGTGTTTTGGTTTAGGGTTGGAAAATCAGTCAGCTGGGCAGCACTACCATTAGGTGCTAGAAAGTCAGTTCCTGCGACCGCCGGAGAGATAGTTGCCCCATCACCCTTTAGAATACCTGTTTTAGTGGTGATATCGATCGGAAGCGGGGGCATGGCATGTTTATGGTCTTGCCTAGCGTAAAGTAACTCCACGCCGACAGTTCCCACATCCCCGAACGCCTGAGCAGTGACTGTGGAGGCGGGGGCCATCGCTTCAAGGAACGCCTGCGCGTCTGCAGCGGAGCTGGCCGAATCCACTGCGGATGCTGCGGCTGCGGCTGCAGACGAGGCTGCGGCTTGCTCACTAACTAGTGCTGCGGCTGCAGACGTAGCAGCTACAGCCTCTGCAGTGGGAATGTGCACCCACTGAGAGCCATTCGATATGATGGTGTCACCGTAGGCATACTGCCCGTAAGGTACAAGTACCTTATACACCCAACCAACGTTCGTAAGGTCAGGAGCAGGTAGGGTGGGGGTATCAGTTGCGGCGTCCCACCCGTCCTTAAACACCACCCCATCGCCAACGGCATACCCAAGTATTTCATCGATCTTGCGCAGGGTCTCGACCGTCAGGTGGGTAGGCCAATCCTGATCACCAATGTTGATTTCGGCCAAGCCAAAATTAGGGGTGAAATCGGTAGTAATTTGGTAGGGCACGTTGAAGGCGGTCGTGCCTGCAAACGCAGTAGATAAAGAAAGTTGGGTGTCAGAATCTACAGAGGCGATCTGATATACAACAGGATCCCCCTTAACCTTAAAGGAGTTGCCTGCGGAAACCTTAGACAAAAATTTAGTGCCCGTAGCACCTTGTACTATATTAGAACCCTTCTCGACAGAAACGGTGAAGAGATTGTATTGCACTAGTAAACCTCCTTTACTGCTATTTTATATACTTGATTTGTGGTGGTATTTATTACCGGTAAGAAGTTCAGTTTTATGGTTTTAGCTCCGCTACTAATACGGTGGCAGTGTACTCATGGTATTCACTATGGTCTGTTGGGGCTACTACGGAATAAAGGTTCCACAGGAATTGCAAGGTCGTGCTACTAGCAGCCTTTACCCCATTCCAAGCTGAGTTTGCTTGAGAAGATCCGATGTAGTCCCATTTAAACCCAGTTACGGTGGAAACGGCCACATATCTAATGCCTGTTAAAGCCTCGTGGGTCACAACACTTCCAGCTGTAACCGCTTGAACGTGCTTTATAGTGAACAATGGTGCGGCACTTGAAAAGGTTATACGCCCATTTGCATCATATACAACTACACCATAGGTCTCATTGCCTGGGTTTGGTATAACGTTAACCGGAACAGCCACTACATAATTAAAGGTTCTGTATGCGTTAGCCGCATCATAACTGTGTACTCTAACACCATATACATCATCCCCTGACATAAGGTATGACAGTACACACAGAGGATTTACTGTAGTTGCAGGCATTTCAAAAAACACCTGGGGCATGTTACTCTTATTAATGGGGGTAAATGTAACATCCACATATGAAAACTGCAGGTTTCCTCCTATGGAAAAAGATCCGCTAGTGCGGATGGTGTAGCTAGGATAGTTGGAATCAACCACTACCTGCCCGAGATTATTTCGTACTTCAAAGTCATAAGTGCTCATGTTGTTGCGTATATCCAGATAATAGAGTTACCATTCCGTTTGCCCGGAGCGTAGGACACTACATCCCCGTTGAAGGATACGTTATGGGGTAGTACAAACTGTGAGGTGGTTTGATTTACAACCGAGGCAAACGCAACAGGGGACTTACCGCTGAGACCTGCAATAGTGACACTACCAGACACCCCGGCATTAACAGTAAAAGAGGTGACCAACCTAAACACTTTGTCACTAATGTTCAACCTTGTCTGACCTGAAGCATTAGTAATTAACATTCCGTAATCCGACATTAATTGATCCTCCCTATTCGGACCCTTACATTACCAGATTCGTCATAGACAACTATCGAATTGGGGAATACCTGACTCGTTGCCGAGTACATCTTTACTGATGCAGTGGTTCCTGTTGAGGTCTGCACGGTACCCCCGGTGATGGTAGCCCCCCCAATAGTACCCCCGGTGATGGTCTGTCCGGTGATGGCGATGCCGGTCAACGTACCCACGGTGATGCTACTCGCATCGATTGTCACGGCGTTGACCTGATCAGCGGTCAAGGTGCCTGTATAAATGCCATTGGCATCGATGTAGGTGGTGTTGGGTCTACCACTTACCGACGTCCATGATGCGGTTGTACCCAACCCGGCACCATCAGTAAGCTGATTGGTATTTGTCGGGATAGTGGGCTGACTGGTTACATTTTCCCAACTGATGTAGGCGTTTGGCCCCATCGCCACGTTACCGCCGACAACCAGGTTGTTGATGGTAACTTTATTGGCGTCTATGGTGCCTGCAGTAAGGTTTTGTAAGGTAGCACCGGCATCATCCACCCGCAAGACCTGCAGACCGGCCTTATCCTTGACACTGATACCGTAGTTTCCAGTAGACAGTTTACCGACCGTCACCATATCAGTGACGGTGCCGGCATTGTTTGCTACCGTTATCCGGCTGTTGACACCATCAATAGTGATCTTGGCATCGCCTATACCGATGCCCGTACCAGTATAAGTGCCGGCATTCAGCTGTGTTACATTGAGTGTTCCGGTGTAAATACCCCGTGAATCAATGTGCGTCAGCTTCGTAGCATCCGCAGCGCTAATATCGGCCAACGAGGAAGGCTTGTCGGTAATGACACTTCCAGCCCAAGAGATAGACCCACCCAAATCTGAGAATTCTAGGTTGGTAATGGTTACCTTTGCTGCGTCCAAGGTACCGGTGGTAATCTTGTCTGCGGTAAGATCTTTGATCTTGGCGGTGGTAATCGAGGCGTCTCGGATAACCGCGCCCTCGATCGCCATGGAGTTAGACTGCCTAACGTAGCAGACGTAGTTGTTCGTATCGGCCAGTGGAGTGGCGGAAGTAAAGGCAATGATGATCTGATTACTCGCCAGGTTAGAGATCTGAGACGAGTACGGTATGACGCTAAGAGTAGCAGTCGTGTCCAGCGTTGCCACAACGTAACTATTGGCGGCATCGGTCAGGCTACCACCAGACAAAGCAAAGGAGGTGTCTCCCCTAGAAATACTTCCAGCGGTCCAGGAGAGCGTAGTAGATGCAGCAGCAGGAGCCTCAACGTGCTCAAACAGGAAGACGCTGTCCCGCACCACGAAATCGACTCGAGCGGAGATATCCAAGTCAGAGGACATGATCTGAATGGGTATGGCTGAGGCACCGTTCGAGTAGTCTACTGACACATTCCCGCTTGTATCCACGGCTTTTAGCCAGTAGTAATAAGTGACTCCGGTCGCCCGTCCTGGGTCGACAAATGCCGTCCCGTACACGCTCCCTATTTCGCTGGAAGTGGTTACGTCATTTACCTCAGAGCGGTAAATCACTACCCGATCCAGATCCAAGTCTGGGGGGTTCACCCACTGTACGGACACAGACCCGAAGCCTGCTGTGGCGGTAACGTCAGTGGGTGCTGCAGGAGGCACGGTGTCCTTAGCAGACTCCACAACCTGAACCTCCGTGTAGGCGGAGGCGTTATTCCACTGGTCTACTGCCAGTACTTTAAACTCGTACGAGACGCCCCCGAGCACATTAGTTAGCTTGAAACTTTCGGCCGTAGTGGTAATCTCATTCCAGCGAGTGTCAGACGCGGTTTTGTAGGCCAAGATGTAATGTAGGAAGTCTTCAGGCTTAGCAGCCAACTCCCAAGCTACCGCTACGAAAATCGCCTCCCCCACCTCTCCAGACTCGATGCCAGTAATGGCCTCGGCCGGCAATGCCACCCAGGTTGGAACATTGGGAGCTATTTGATCAAGCGGATCAAGCGTGGGTACCGTTACCGTGTATAATTGACTGTAGTTGAGGAGGTCATCCCCAAACGTGTCAACGGCACACACCTTCACGCCCCATACACCACCTTTTGGCGTGTCGTATAAAAACGCAGTATCAGGCCCTTCAGCAATCAGAGTACTTGCGCTAGGGGTGAAATCACCATTCGAGAATTCGTCTTCGTGGCAGGCGTAAATTTTATATAGATCTACATCGTACTCACTAGAAGGGGTAAAGTTGACTACGAATGATTTTATAAATGGTGTGATCGAGACCAAGAAGTCCTCCTATGAGATGGCCTGCGGGGCAGGGTTGCTACACTCAATTGACTTACCCTCTGACTTCCTACCCAGCCGGTCATATGCATAAACCGTCACGACAAAAGATCTCGTTATACCGTCTGCATGGTTTGCTTCGTGTGAATACATATACTTCTCATTATATACCTTCTCAGTCCGTCTTGTATTACCTTGCAGCGAACTTATAACTACCTCGTAGTGACTGAACCAGTTGTCTGCGGTTACCGTACCCGCCCCGGAACCCTCTTCCCCGGCCCCTACGCCCGCCACCGCGTCGAGCATACTCGGTTTGCGCCACGTAATGATACAATCACGCCCTATAAAGGTCCCATCGCCCGCACGATTATCGATGGTCAGGCCCGTCACCCCCGACAAAAACTCGTCGTTGGGGGCATAGTTATCCAGACTGACAACCGCCCAGGGGTGGCTATCCCCATCAGCTAAGGCATCACTAATGGTCTGCCTACCACTTGAGTACACAGACGTGACAACAATCTGGTACTGACCGTCAGGGAGATCGGACAAGAAGAAGTATCCTGATGTGTTGGTATCCAACGAGGTGTAGTTGCCGGAACCAGCCGGAGCGTAGTGGACTTGTGCTGCCTTCCAAAAACTGCTTTGCGGAATATCGTAAAATACCTCTATTCCTGTTTTCCAGATTCCCAGACCGTCTTGATACAGCTTAGTTTGCGCCAAAACACCTTGAACCGAAACGCGCTGCGGGTTGGTAAGGAGTGAGTAGTCTGCAGTGGTGTACTCACCCAAATCCGAGGTGGAATCACACAACTCAAAAATATTTCGGGCATACTCTACAGCGGTTATTTCACACACCTCATCACCGTCACGCTTGATCGAGGCCACCCTGAATTCAGTGATGACGTTGGTGGCAATACCCAACACGAACAGATCTCCAGCCTTGGGCGGGGTAGCCGGCACAACCGCCAACGTCAATTCCCGTGTGGTGCCTGTTTCACTTACCGATATACCGTACTCGGCAATCGTATCCGTATCGTGTACCAATTTGATGGCATAGGAATGCCCGATCTCCAGCTCCACGGCGCAACTGATAGAAATCGTATTTGTGTCGCTGTCGTAGGACTCTACCCTGCCCCCGAACCCCCACTTGGGTACATCATGCTGAACGCCGATAACATCGGACACAAAGCACCGTAGACCATTAGCTCCAGTATGAAAGGTGATGGTCTTGGTGCGATGCTGTCCGGCTAGTAAGGCGTACTTGGCCAAGGCCTTTGCCTGCTCAAAGCTGGTCACACCGATCAACTGCAACGCCTTCTTACGCTCTTCTACGGTGGCTGATTCTTGCAGTTCTTTACTGTCCAGTTTGAAGGAATCGATCTCGTAGTTGGTGAGCGGGTTGATCCACTGCACTTCATACGAGTTGGGGATACCACGATACGAAGTACAGGATTGCGTGTAGTTTGTAATGTTGGACATATTGAAGATCTGAGTCACCGGCTTCGGACGATCCAGATCGAGCCAGAAAATACCTTCGGCGTAAAAACCGATACCGCGCATAATGGACAAGATCTGGCTAACCCATTCCGACGCTGATTTGGACTGATCCAAGACCATGTTCATAGTGAATCTAGGTCGATACTTGGTAATGGGCACCCCGCCATCGTTGTCTTCGTAGGCCAGCGCCTCGTCACAGTACTTCGCCATCAGGTAGAAGTTTGCCAGCATCAGGCCCTTCTTTGCTGGGTCAATCTTGTAGTAATCCGCAAGGCCATAGCGAGCATTAGTAAGCAGATCGTACAGGCACCAGACCGGATTATCTGTCCAGACCTTGGTCTCAGCCAAGGTACCATCCCAGATGGTTGCGTAGGCAGCGTCAGTGGCGGTCTTGTTGTAGTTCCCGTACCCGTCGTACCGGGTCTGATAGGCGGCAACCAGGTTTGAGGGTACCGCCACCTTAACCCCCTTCACCAAGGCAGTGACCGTAGGAAGCTGCCCGGATAGCTGATCTGTAGCGCGAATCTTAACCCCCAAGAGGGCTGTGTGATTGTACGCTAACGAGTGATAGAGGATCTCCGTGATGTCTTTGACATACACATCATCAGCATAGTCCATGTTACCGGTATGATCTTCGGTGTTTCTGACCACCAAGATCTCATACTTGGAAAGTGGTAGTGGGGTATCGGTCGGGCTATGCTTGATGGTTTTTAGGATCTCAGCGCGCTGCTTGCCCGCAATGGTGTAGTTACTGTAGACCACACGCCACGGATCGGCCGCGGTGGGCGGAGATGCTGGGTCGTACGCCCGGTAGTAGATACCAACCGATACCTGAGCCTCCTCGTAACCCACGGCCCGGTCAATATGGTACAATCCGTTCAATACCAGCGTAAGGTTAAACCCTTCTACCTCTTTTGAGGTCAAAAACCTGGTTCCACCCCCACCCTCTATAATCACGTCTTCATAGTGGCTCGTGGTCTCATCTGGACGCAACACCACATTATTCTCTACTTTGCAGTACGGGAGCAGTGCCTGTGCCTGCGCTACCGTACCGTACACCCTGTTAAGGCCTGGAATAACTATATCCACGGTCGTAGCTGGGCGCGTAATATACGTGCCACTGACACTATCCCACACTTGAGCAGCCTCTTCTACTACCAAGGTCTTGGTGGTATCTGTCCAGTAGAGAGGCAGAGCCTGCGTACTGTCTGTGGTCTGGGTGAATATTGTCGTGTAAGACATATTATAGTTCCTTTAGGGCGGGTACGTAGTAGCCAAGAATAGGTACATTCTTTAACCAGGATGATTGAACATACCCATATACCGGCAGGTATTTTTCATAGGTAACTCCCAATGAGAATGGGGTGGCCCCGTTCAATACTTTACGTCCGGTAGAAACGGTCGTGATCACCTTGTTAAACTCATACATAGGAGTCTGGTCTGCGGTACCTGCCCGCCAATAATTTGTGTCGGGTACGGTACGCACCGCCTGGAAGAAGGTAACGGGAAGCTTGTTGATTTCTATGTCCTTAACCTCGGTGATCTCACCCTCACTTAACCCTATTTGGTAGAGTAGGTGGGTGTCTGTGGACACAGCTGTGGCGGTTTGGGCCGTTGTCGTATTTGTGTCTTCGGACGTGGTAAAAAGGGTGATTACCTGGCCCCCAGTGCGATGTGTCCCATACACTACTTGGATGGGGGTGCCGGCGGCGGTGGTGTTCTTGATCCCGGTGAAGGTGTAGGTCGCTGAGTTATCCAGGCTGCCGGTCTGCAGATCTGGCATGGAGATATCGTCCGTAAGGGCACCGATAGCGTAAGACAGGGCCAGCATAACCCCCGCTACCACAATACTACCAATAACCGTGGCAGTGACCGTACCGGCGGCCGCCCAGGTTGCAGCAGAGATAGCGCCATACTCGGCCGCCATATCAATGATAAAGGTACCGATAGCGGTTGCGTCTTGCCCAGCCGGGAACCAAAAAAGGTCTAACCGGTCATCCACACCGAGGGCAAGGGGCAGGTCGGACTCCTCCAGGAGAAGGTCGTCATTTAACACCAAGGCGATTCTGCTGGGCTGTGAAAATATGTGGACGTAGAGTTGCGGGTACTGGTTAAAAAGTTCCCGTAACGCCGTAGCTACCGTACTACCAAACACCTCTATGACGGGTACCCCTCCGGTGTAAGGGGTTAGCTGTGGGTCCAGGTGTACCTTACTCATAGGTACCCTCCAGGGTTGGAACATACAGCCCGAGATGCGGCTGATACCCTCTTTCGGTTTGGGCGACATATCCATAGGCCTGGTTATAGGTAGCAAATGTCAACTCCACCGGATACACCCCCGCTGCCGTAACCACTTTTCGATCTAAGGTTGTAGTGTTCATTATTTTTGTGTGGTCCGCCATTGCCGTTTGGGAGCTGCTCCCAAGCCGGTAACTGGCACTTACCTCGTTATAGTACTGCTGTGGCAGCTGGTTGATCTGAATGTCCTCCACAGCATCGATTTCGCCCTCGCACAGACCTATCTGGGCATACAGGTAGGAGTACTGTGCCGCCGCGACATCAGAAAATATGATTGCATCCTCGTGGGTAGTGTACATATTGACAACATGCCCGCCAACACGATGCTGCCCGTAGACCACTTGAATGGGGGTGCCTGAAGCTGTGGTGTTGCGAATACCAGTAAAGGTATAGGTGGCAGAGTTATCCAGAAGCGACTGGGCAGGCATGACCGGGGTCTCTGGTGTGAAGAAGAGGTCCATGACCGCAGTGGAGATGATCATTGACACCCCCATCTGAATCATAAACTTGCCTAAGAACGCCAAAGCTGGAAAGTACGTGGTCAGCACTGCGCCTACAACTATCAGCACTGCCCCGACAATATACTTCACCACACTACTGTCCCCGTGCGGTATGTTGACTGTCAACTCCACTACGTCGTCAGCAGTTACCACCTGTTCCGGCGCGTCTTCTGAGATCAGAAAATCTCCGTTCACTTTGATGCCGGATTTTTTACACATCTCGGCCTGTCTATCCTGCAGGTGGACAAGCAATTGCGGAAAACGATTGCACAGCTCAGAGAGCCCCTCTCGAATAGTCTCCCCCATCACCTGGTGGGAAGCTACCCCGTTGGTATATCGAGCGTAGTGATCATCGAGTTCTATACGCACGCTGTCCCGCCTTAGTCAGACTGTAGTAGCTGTGCACCTGGCGTGCCCAAACCCCGTACCTGAAATTGTTGACCCCTGCTCCTTCGCGGGTCATATGCAGAAAATTGCAGTCGTCCACAACAATACCCAAATGCCCAGGTGTAGTGGTGGTGTTCTTAAACATGATGAGATCCCCGATAGTGGTGGGGGCCTTCACCCGCTTAAATTTGTAGGTCTTGTACATATCGAGAAATAGGTTCTCTGACTTCCACCACTCCTGATCGTAGTCCCCACCGTAATCTGGCAAGAGGATATGCAGCTCAGCCTCGTAGAAGAGTCTGACGATCCCAAAGCAGTCGACTCCTTCGTAGGTACGCCCCTGATGCTGATAGGGTATCTGTAAGTACTTAATCAGATCCATTACAGGAATATCCTGCGACTTGAATTAACCCCTGGGAAGCCTCCGAAGTTTGCTTCGTTACCTCTGGCCTTACAATCAGCGAAAGTCTTCCCACAGAGCCCAGGGTACACAACACGGTCACATTTGCAGGTATCCGGGTCTCCATATTTCCAGTAGCAGGAGTCCACCAGATACCGCCGTCTAGGTAGACGCACTTCCATATCAATGATGGGGTCTAACTGAAAAACGACGGTTGTATCGTTGGCGCTGTAGGTGTCGACGTAGTATTCATCTTCGATGAATGCGGTCTCGTTCGCTGCCGGGTTAGGCTCTGACACAACACTACCGTCTTCTTGGATAGGGTATAATTCGTCCAAAACATTGGCATATACCGACTTAACCACAACCCGACACCCGCGCAGACCGTTGTACTGCTCCACATAGTACATAATCTCACGGGACACGTTGGCAATGGTGATGTTGGTTTTGGAAATTGACCCATCCGAGGTCATCTCGGCCGGCGTAAATTTAACCGGGAACCGTAGGTAAGCAACACCCCCAAATTTGACGTCATAATTACTGTCCACAATCCGCAATACCGGCTCTGGGTCCGGTAGTACGAGCGTAATCAAATAGAAAAGGCGCGACTGCACCGACTTCGTCAGTCTCTTGGGCAAAAAAGTTCAGAGAGTTTGTAGTCTTCGGTGAAAGCTGATTGTCTAGGCATTCTCTATGATCCTGTACGCGGTCGGCGTAACGATGAGTTGGGGAAGTCCCGATCGCTTCGTAAATTCAATATCGGCCTTAGACGCCTCTACATTTCCACTAGGGTGAGAGTGGTAGACACATAACACGCGCCGACCCTCTTTTTGCAGGGTGTTCAGCAGGGTAAAGTATTCCTTGCGGCTAAACACAAAGCACGTCAAGCCGTGTTTAGCAACGTTGGTGATCGGGTGTATATACAGGGCGTCGTCAATAATCCCACACACTTCCTGGTGTGGGCTCTGCTTGGCGAGCAGCTGGATCTGTTCAAGGAGGTGTGTTGCTAGGCCCATGTTTGAACCAGCCTGATCTGCAGCTTGTAGAGGGGGCCTGCTACGGGGCTGTGTTGGAAGTGTTCCCCTGAAAAGGTATCCATGTCGAAGCGCACCAAGAACGTAGTCCCCTCTATGGGGTGTGTCCAAAGGAAGGGCTCTTGGTTCAAAACCTGGAGGAAGAAGTCCCGCAAGGTGAAGTACTCATTCTTGCGTAGTACTGCATATTCAAGGGTAAAGGCGCGTTTTGGGTCGGACTTCTGCCGGCGCTGCTCGTGTCCCGAATCGAAGGAGACGATCAGGGTGGAGGCCTTCACCTCTTCCTTGATTGGACGTGAGCAGTTAGGTAGGCGCGGGGTCTGTGCATCATACTTTGCTGCTACAGTTGTAGGGAAAACCACTGCCATAATACCTCCAATAAGAAACACGAGGCGAACCATAACCTCGTGTTTCTTATATACGAACGGTGCTTAAATTTTATTATCTACCAACAGCGCCCTTGATGACCTTGTCCAGTTGCCCTTTGCGTGCAATATCAAAAGAAACGATGTTGATCACCTGCTGTGCGTCTACTGGTTGCGGCGGTATAGACTTGGCATCAGCGACGTTGACAATTTGCAACGAAAACTGATCTCCCGCGGCAGACCCGCCGGCTGAGGCTGTGTTTCCGCCTACAACCCCACCCTTCGCTAGCTTCTCAATCTTGCCGGCATTCAGGTTAAGCAAGAAGTCCTTGCCGTAGTAGTCCACCATATCCTTACGGATCACCACTTCACCGGGCATTAACATAGTGGGGACTGAGTCTTGACCGGGTGTACCAATATTGGTAGGCACCCACCCTCCGATGTCCTTTAGGGACTTAACCATCGACCCTTCGGCAAAGTGCTGCACCGGGACAACCCCGCCCTTTGCAAAGTTATATTGCTGTACCCCGTCTGACCCCGTCTGCAACCCTGAACCTGAACTAGAACCAAACGCAAACCCAAGCAGCTGCTTTACGGCCCACACCGCCAGCAGTTTGGCGATATAGTTCTGCAGCTCCTTCAAGATAGTCTTCATAATACCCTTCAGACCTTCACTAAACGCAGCCCAGGCATCCTTCTGCTTGCGTACAGCAGACTCCTGCTCCCGCAAGGAAACGTTAACACTATCCAACGCCTCCTTTTTGTCCTGTAGAGCCTTCAGCTCCTCGGGGGTGAGGGACGTGTTAGCCTCCATCGTGGCAATGTCTGATGTAAGCTCCGCCTTCTGGGTTCTGAGGTCGGCTATCTGCTTGTTCAGTTCTGCTATCTTTGCGGTATCTGGGTTGATAACAGTCCCTATCGCATCTGAAATAGACGAGGTCAATCCGTTAAAGGCGTTGTTGGTGAGCGAAGACCCAAGATCCTTGGCCAGTTGGTTCAGATTGGACAGTTGGTTCCAGGCTCCGGTTGCTCCATCTTTGAAACTTTCCCACTGGGATTGGGTAAGCTCCTTCAACTCCGCATTGATTTTCAGACGCCGTAGCTCAATGGCACGGATCTCTTCCTGTATCCGGGCCTCTTCATCCGCAGTTCGTGCCAACATCCACTTGTCTTCCAGCAGGCTTTTGTGGTGATCAAGGGATACCTGCTCGGCCTGTAGACTACGTACCTGCAGGGCGTTGACTTGGTCGTACCCTACGGCGTAGCGTTCCTGCATCTTGAGGGCTTCCTGCTGGTTCTGCAGGGACTGCTGTTCAGTCTTGATGCGGATATCCAGGGAGGCCATGTCGCCGGCGTGCTTCAGGTGGTTCCCGGATTCGTACGCCTGCTCAATACCCGTAGTTACCATCTTATCTCGCTCGTCGAGGATAGTTTGATACTCAGGGCTCCCAACCTTGACCTTCTCTAGGGCCTTATTGGCCAGAAGGTTGGCCTCGGCCTGTACCCGCTGAATCTCGGCAGACACGTAGGCCCCAAACGCCGTTTCTCGATCTGCGTCAGAGGTGTACCCATCCTGCAGAATCTTCTCTTGATTCCGCTTTTGGATCTCGGCAAGCTTCTTGGTGGTGGTCTCCTTGAGTTTGGTAATACCTTCGACTACATCGTTCTCATTCTTTTCCACCGTGGCCAGCGTGCTTCTTTTGGACTTTTCCCTCGCCTCCTGAGCCTTTTTTGCGACGGCCTCGTCGAGCGCACGGGCCGTAGCCAGTTCCCGCTCTAAAGCCGTACCCTTCAAGCCAGACTTCTTGGCTTTATCTACCGCACGCTCCCCGGTGAAATGGGCGATCGCCTCGTCAATCTCTTTCAAGGTGTTGATACGGCCCAGCATAGAGGCCAGTGCAGTTTCTGAACCGGTCTTGTTGAAGTCGGCAGTAATGGCGGCAATATCTACCTCCCCCTCAGAGAAGAACTGTTCGATCTCCTCCCTGGTCATCTGGGTCAGCTGGGCTTCGTCGGTGAGTGCCTCACGGCGTGCCCGAAGAATGTTGAGGAGGTTATCGTTAGTAGACTCTTTGGGGATGAATTTTGGTGCCCCACCGGAACCCTCGCCAGCAGGTTTGTCTTTTGGTTTGGTCTTTGGAGCGTAATTCATCATGACGGACTTTAAATACCCGTCAGCACCTACCCGGTATTCACCCTTCTGTTCTCCGGTCAGTTCGTCGGTAACAGGCTGCCCATTAATGTCAACAGGCATCTTTGTTTTGTCTGACCTAAAAGCCTGCGTGGACTTACTAAAATACTTGTTCCATGCCTCTTCAGCGGCAGCCTTGTGCTCAGAGGTGGCCGGGTTGAAGGTGCCCACCCCCATAGTATTACGCATGTAATCTTGCTGCCAGGAAGCCTTTTTCTTGGTCAACTCGGTAGTAAAGTTGTTGTATTTCTCAGCTGCAGTCGTAACATCATTATTTTTTTCTTTTCTACGTTCCCGCTCCAGCTGGATAAGAGCGACCAAAACACCCTTCTCTTTTAGCAACCCTTCCACATACTTGGCGTGGGGTCCACCTTCTGCAATATAATCCAACAACGCCTTTTTTTGCTCGTCCTTTACCTCAACTTGCATTTTCGAGAGCGTAGCAAGTGCTTCTTCCTCACTCTTCCCCTCTTTCAACGCCGCATAATATTTGGTATAGGCAGCGCTTACATCCTTGTTGGAGTGGGCGATCGCATTGAGGGTACGGTCTAGGCGCTCCCCTCTGTCCACAGCTTCCAAGGTAGCCTTATTAGCCTCCTCTTCCTTTTCCTTCTTATAGTCCAGAGCCTTGCCGATACCATAAATAGCAAGACCAATCGCGGCAAGACCGGCCATAATAGCCGCCTGAGGTCCCATCATACTGGCTAGACTTAGGCCCTGAAGCGTGGTTTTGAGCGCTGCAAGCACCGTACTAAACGTAACCACCGTACCGGTCAGCGTCTGTAGCCCAGTGTAAACCAGACCCGCCGTTTTCCAGAGGGCGGCAAATCCAATGGTTAACCCCGCAACAGTCACCACCAGCTTAGCGCCCGCTCCGTCGGCGGCACCCAGCCCGGTCAGAATACCCCGCAACGCCTGAGTAATCTGCACCAATGCTGGACCCAGCGCAGCCCCCACGTTAGAGGCAATCTCGCTGACGGTCTGCTTCAACTGGTTCATGCGGGCCTTGGCACCATCCATGGTCTTGTCATAGGCCAACAGGGCTGCCTGGGTGCCGGTCAAACTGGCAGTCATGTTACGGAACGATTCGGCTGACAGGTTGATGGCGGTTACCGCCGCACGACCCACCCGTGTCTCCATGGCGCGGAACAGTTCGTCCACCCCGACGTTTGCCTCCTGCAGGGTCTGCACAATATCGGCAAACTCACGCTTCATGGGGTTGATGTCGTCCGCCGACAAACCGTGATCCTTCAGCATATTCCGCAGCCGCTCTTTGGGGGCTGCAAACTCTTTCAGCAACTGAGAGACGCCGGTACCGATGGTGGACGCCTTAATACCCGACTGGGCCATGTTGGCAATGATGCCAAGGGTCTGCTCCATGGAGATGCCCAGTTGGGCAGCCTGTGGGGCCAGGTAGTTAAAAGCGGTGGCCAGACCCCCTGCCTCCAACTTGGACAGGTTAAGGGCTGCGGTCATGGCGTTGGTAACCCGCGATACACTACCTGCCTCCACCTTGAATACGTTCATGGCGGTGGTGGCCAGGTCGGCAGCGGTTTTAGGGTCTGCTGCCACTGCAGTAGCAAACTTACCCACCTCTTCTGCCACCGTTGGCAAGGCGCTTGACTGCACACCAGCCTGCGCCAGCACCTGCATCAATTGTGAAACTTCTTGGGCAGTGAAGCGTGAATTCTTGGCTATATCGTAGATCGAATCACTAATCTCTTTAAACTTGTCACGGCCTTCACCAGATATGGCCAAGATGTCGTAGACCGCCTGATTCAGTTCGATGGCCGACCGTGTAGCATCCCTGAACTGGGCACTGACCGCGAAGATAATGGTACGCAGAGAATAAAATTCGGTCAGACGGGCGGCCATACCACCAAGCGACTCGGGCAGCCAACTGAACAGACCCTTGGATTGGTCTGAGGCAGATTTAAGCTTGGTGATTTCGCCTGTGGTCTGGTTAATAGTATGGCCGAAGGCCTTGAGTTGCTTCTGCACTTTACCAAATTCAGCGTAGTCGAGGCTTTGAAGTGTGCGAGTAGCCGCCTTCCCATCTTTGTCAATAGAAGTCAGAGCTTTGTTGATCTGTGCCCTCATGGTTTCTACAGAAACCTGCAGGCGGGGTATCCCATTAAACAGATTGTCAAACGGACTACCCGTCGCATCCTTCATCCGGGAACCGGTCTGGGTGTACTCCGTCATGGCCAGGTTGACCTTACGGATCGCCGCGGCGATCTCATCAGCCTTGGCCGGCGTCAGCGCACCGGCACCAACCGACCCCAGCAGGCCATTCAGGTGGGTCTGGGCGGAGGTGACAGCCCCCATCCGATCATCAGTATTGGTGTAGGTCTTGGAGGTGACGTTGGCAAAGGTGCGATTCAGTTTTTCAGACTTGTCCTTCAGCTCCTCCAGGCGCACCCCGGCCTTGCGGGAAGCCTCTGCCGCCTCGTCCATCCGCTTCTGCAGCACGTTATCAGCACGGGCGGTGCGTATCAGATCATTATAGGACTTGTTCAGATCCGCCAGAGCCTGCTGGGCAGCATGCAGGCCATTCTTATCCACCACGTTGGTGAGGTTACCCATCGAAGGACTAGAGGGCAGCACGATCTTCCGACTATCCGAGGTCTGTACCCGGTTGTATTCCTCCACCTTCTTCTGCAGGGTGTCATAGTCGCGGGCTACCTTGGCGAGACTGGCCGACAGGGAGCGGTTACGCTGCTCTACCTGCTCGGTATTACGGATGGCGGCCAGCATGGAGGAACCCTGGGCTTCTTGCCGAGAGCGGGCCTCTTTTACCGCCTGATCATAGGCCTTGTCTACGTTGTTGACATAGGTGCGGGGTACCGTGACCCCATTGAACAGTTTATCCCCATTCTCACGCAGTTTGGCCTGGAGATCGGTTACTTCGTTTTTGACCTTGCCCAGGGCGTCATGAAACTTGGCGGTACCTTTGACCGAATCGTCCCAGTTGGTGGTGGTCAATGCATCCAGCTTTGCCCGCAGATCAGCAGGCACCAGCCCACTCAGCCGCTGCTGCAGCCGCTCGGCTTGGGAATACAATTTATTGAAGCTGACCACGTTATCAGTTGAGCGCGACACCTCAGCTATCTGCCGGCGCAGCTCTTGTACAAACTCCAGAGATTTGGCGGGTGCACCATCAACCGACTTAGCATTGGCACCCATCTTACTGACACGAAATAGGTCGTCAAACTGTGATCCGAGGGTTGTGATGTTGCTGGTGCTGCCCAGGTTGCCCTTACCAGCCATATCTAAGAGTTTTTGATACTCTACCCGTGCCTTGTCCACCTCAGCTTTGTATTTGTCAGCGCTGAACAGCTTGAAGTTGGTGGGATCAGCCTTAAGGTTTTCTGCCACCTGCTTGAAGGCCTTGCTGCTGGTCTGCCCGAGGCGTGCTACCACCCCCTCGGATTCAATCATCAGATCCTTCAGCTTGGCGATCTTCTTGAACCCGGACTCGGCCCCCTCCATCTGCAAGGCCTTCTTTATGGTCGTGGACAACTTGGAAAACTCAGCGGAGGCTGTATCCATCTTCAGATGGCTGGCAATCTTCTTGGCAGCAGCATCAGCGTACTTCTCCATGGAGGCGGAAGACTCCTTGAAGTTCTTGGCCATGACCACGGTCTGCTTATCGACTTCGGCAATGCCCTTCGAGAGCTTGTCAAACTTGACATTGCCGAAGGTCTTATTGAGGTCGGCAACACCTTTGCTCAAGGTCTCTAGGGCCTTGATCAGGGGATCGATCTTAACCCCGGCCAGGGCCTTGCTAATCCCCTTGGCCAGGGTGTCAGCGGCCTGCTCGGTGCCTTTTATGGCTCGCTGGTTCGCGGCCTCATCAACTTCAAGCCCTACACCAATACCGATAAAATCATTGCCAGAATTTTTAGCCATGGATAGCTCCTAGAATTACAGCTTGCCGTACTGCCAGAGGCCGGCCTTGCGTACTTCGCGTTGAATTTCCAGATAAAGGGGACTGTAACGATTTGATAACTGTTCGTGNAGGTACTCACGGAAGGCGCGGTTCAGNGCAGCAAACAGNGGGCGNGCNGGAACCTTGCCNTAGTCCCCCTCCCCTCCCTCTTCCACCCTTTTCGCATAGGAAAGGGCCTCACCACCGAGGATACCCGCAACACCACGCTGAGGGTTGGTTGTCAGGGCTGCCTGTGCCCCTCCCTCATACTGCCAAATGTTGGTGCTGTCGGCGTAACCATCCCATACCGATTTTAGGGCCTCCTGGGTCATACCCCCACCGTCTGGGTCGATGTCGACCCCCACCTTGAAGGCTACAGTCCATGGGGACAAGGCTTTCCAGCGATCAGGATCACCGTCAAACCCGTGAAAATCAATCAACGGATACCCACCTCTGGCGGATACCGACCCCATTGCCACTGCTGCAGCCTTGTTATAATCATCCAACAGCGCAGCAATGAACGGAAACTTGTGAGCACCGTTGGACAGTTGCCGCATCGAGGCGTTGACCCGCTGCATCTGCCCTTTGAGTTGATACCGCCAGTCGTTGCTCAGTGAGAGTGCCATAGGGTTCCTATACGAAAGGCCAGCCAAGTTGTGGCTTGACTGGCCTCCTTTTACACGTAGTCTGGATACAGGCGGGCGAAATCCTCACCCAACATGATCTTCATCTCAGCGATCTGTTCCTCGGTCAGTTCATCCATCCCCTCACCGGTGTCCAGACCAACTTCATCATCTTTTTTGCCCCCGCCCAAGGCGGCAGAGGTCAGCTCCACCAGGAACTCGCAAAACGCATTCGTTCGCTCGGCTACTTCCCTGTTCTTCTGGATGTATAGCTCCCGAATCTGCTCCCATGCGTAGTTCCACCCGTAAAACCGGACGCGATACGGATCAAAGTCAGACAGGCTGTGGATAATCTGGTTGATACTCAGCCCGTCTTTATCATCCTCTACTCGGTGTCTTGGTCGGGTTTCTGTTGACTTGCCGGAGCCTGCGTCTGAGTCAACAGTTTGATAAAATTTTCAACGACGTGGGTGGCCAGCTGGAACAGTGACATCACATCTTCGGCACTCAGGTTGGAGCAGTTGCCCTCCTTGACCACCTTGCCCTCGTCATCCCGCTCAGTCAGCAGGATGTCCCCTACCCCACGGAATGAGCTGATCAGCTGGATGATGTCCTGTTGGACCTCACCGGTCTCCGGGTTGATCACCCCGCCCGATGCCAGAAAGGCCTGAAACACCGCCTCAGTGACCTTGAACGGTACTTTAATGGTGCGGGTACGCCCCTCCAACTGGATCTCATATTCGGTGGGACTTACCTTACGAAACGGTTTTTCCTCCACAACCATGGTACTACCTCCTTTAAAATAAAAAATGCCCACTCCCTTATATACGGGGGAGTGGGCAAATCTATTACTACACCAAGACTAATCTTAGTGGGTGAAGCGGTTTTCTGCGTACAGCGGGGCCTCGGTCAGCCAGGCGTTGCGATAGGCCGGGGCACCGGTAATCTCGGTCATCTTCAGGGCTTCCATCTCATAGGCCGCAGACGAGTAGTCGTTGGTCGGGGAGATTTCAGGGAACTTGCTGAAGTTGGTCGAGGGGCACCAGTAGGCATACAGGGAGCCACCACGGGTCCGGCAGAGAATCTCGCACGGAATGGAGGCGATGTTGCCGTTGTTGATAACCTCGTTCATCATGTTACGCAGGGTCTGGATAGATGCGTTGTTGAATTCCAGGGAGTCCCAGCCCACCGAGATGCTGGTGGAGTCGATAATCTGGTCAGCAACGTAGGTCGGGAAACCAGACTCCAGCTTCTTGACCGAGCCGATGTTAAAGCCCATCTTGGACGACTTCAGACCACCTACCGAGTTGGCGGCAATCAGCGGGCTGAAGGGGGTGATGATATTGGTCTGGGAGCTGGTTTGGGCCACACCCGACCAGACCGGGAGGATCCAGGTGTCACCAGCAGTGATGTTGGTGAGGGAAGCACCAGACAAAGACAAACCAGAAGGTACACCAGAAATCCATGTTCAGCACGGTGGACGAAAATGCACCGGCAGCAATGGTAATAGCGGTGTTCTTGTAGCCATTGGGTGACCAAACTTCCAGCGTGGTGGCGTTCAGAGCGCGGATGATGAAGGCACCATCGGTTGCGCCGGTGTAGGTACCGCTGGAGGTAAACGTACCAGAGCCGGTGTTGGCTGCGTACACATCAGCCGGCTTAACAACTTCAGTGGTACCGTCAAGTGCAGCGTACACTACCTTGGAGACACCAACTGCGGTAACCGGGCGCACAATGGCGGTGCCGGCAGGACGAATCGAAGGCAGGCCTACCCGAATCTGGGCAACGCCAACCAAAACGCCAGAGGCGTCTTTAACCATCGGTTGTACGGATCTATCAATTGCCATTTCTTATTCTCCTAAATGAAATCTCGTAGTAGCCAGCAACAGGAATCCGACCATTCCCATGCAGATCTTCTCGCTACGTTATATACGTAGCCCCTAACAAACTTATTACTCTACTGCCTCCCCGGCGTAGACAATGCCTACGCTGAGGGTCCTGAAACTGCCACCACCACCGTGCTGCATGATCGGCAGTAGTGCAGTGAAACAGACTTCCATCTCGCCGTTTATCGTCCCGGTACTATCGGAATAGGTGTTGAACCGGGCTCCTTGATTAATGACTGCGCAGACTGCATCAATTAGCCGCAACAACTCATTCTTTTCGTTGCGCAGACCCTTTTTGGTGGAAATATGCAGGTTGAAGTTCGCACGCGGTACTGGACCGGTGGTGTGGGACAGGGACTCAACCACGATCCACTTGGTAAAGGTCTCGAAGTCCACGTAGTAGACACTATCGAAGATCTTGATGCCTTGGGAGGCCTCAAATGAGTCGTACAGTACCTTGAAAAACGAACGCTCGATATCGGTAATAGTCATGATTAACGCTCGTCCACATCGACGTAGCACGTCCAGATGTTGGGCAGGGACACCTTATCAATACGGAGTACCCTATAACTCTCGCCATTGGCTGTGGTGATCCTATCGGCCACCTTGACCCCATGCTTGGCCTGCAGATAGATGCGCACCTTATCGTGGGCGATCTGCCGGTCATCCTGCTCCAGCACATCGTAGTTCTGCGGGTTGGTCATGATATAAATATCAGACACAACCACCTGGGGGGTAGGGTCCACTACCTGACCGAACACGTCCCGAGCGCCGTCTACCCAGCGAGTAACGGTGGCGGTGGTATCGCACAGGTACAGGGTGGCATCCAGATAGACGGACTCACCATTCAGCACCTCGTTCTTCAGCGACATCACCAGATACTTCTTCAGATCGGTTTTATCCTCTACCAGATCGCCCTCTGCGACCTGTGAGGGGTCACAGAAGAACCAACCCTTGTTCACCCTGATGCGGGAGAAGGCGGTGGTGGCTTGCTGGTTAACCTCGGCATATCCGATCAGATATGACACGCGATCCATGTTGTACATACGGCCCTGGCCGTTGTACATGCCGATCGTGTTCTTCACAAAACTCTTAGTGGTAGACCCCAACTTGATCATTAGTAGATGGCCACCACCCGATAGCGGTCCAGCACCCGCTTGACCAACAGGGGAAGCTCCAGCGGATCAAACTTGAAATCCACCTCGCTGAACTTACCTTCTTCGATACCCAGGTATTCGTTGGCAATGCGCTTGAAGTTGATGGCCACCAGATAGCTGGCAGCATAACTCAGATCTGAGGGTACCGAGCCGTCTACATAGCCGGCGTTAAAGGTGACAAACACATTACGGGTGCCGCTGGTAAAGGTAGTTACATCGGCATACTCATCTAACCGCAAGAGACCGTCATTGTTCTCAAAATAACAGCTTGTGGTCACATCAGTGAATGTCGTTGCGTCCTCACGAAACTTGACGCTGGTGACAGTATTGATGGGGTACACACCCAGGTCGAGTGTGTCCCCACCAGTACCATCAAAGCGTTTTTCTACATAATCGGTGCTCAGCAGATTGGTACCACAGTAGTTATTGATCACCCCATCCACGAACGGGATCAGCATCGAAACGATGTTGGTCTCAAACGCGGTAAGAGTTTCCTTATTGAGAAACGTGGTGACAGCAGCTACGGTGGTAAACGACATTATTTCTTCCTCGTTTTAGGCAGCTTGGCTTCCTGGTTCTCAATCTGCAGACCATCTTCAGGGGTTTGCACCTCTGCCTGCTCTTTGGTAGTCGGACGATTACCAACCACCTCAAACAGATCAGGGTGGTCGGCCAACATCTGGGCCTTCACCTCAGCCGGAATTTCAAATTCTGCGGTGCTCTGCCCAACAAACAACGTACAAAACGGGTTGTGATACTCAACCTTGGCAATCAGTTCCATGACCATTCCTTTCTGTAGACTACTAAGAGGGGCTAGAGAAACCCTAGCCCCTCATCAGACTACTGCTTAGTAGTTGTACAGAACTGCCGAGGTCTTGGCAGCGGCGGCAGCGATCTTCTCGAAGTCCAGACGCTGGGAACCGATCAGGTTGGTAGTCTGGGACAGCGGGTTACGCCACAGTTCCAGACTGAACTCCTTCCGATCACCCCAGCTGTAGCCGTTCTTGTTGACGATCACAGCGGTACCCTTGGTGTAGGTAGTAGCATCGAATACACCAGCGGCGTTCAGACCACCCAGAGCCAGGCCGTCATCGGTAGCCAGACCAGGAGTAGGCAGCAGCTCGGAAACGATGATGGGGATACCATCAAAGCGGCCCAGTTCGCCCTTCATGATCACGGCGTTGGCACCGTAGCTGTACAGGGTCTGGTAGTTGGTGAACTTCAGCATCTTGTTGTAGTCAGCCATAGAGACGATAATGGCCAGCTCGGACGGGGACTTGCCGTACTTGCCCATCAGGGCACGGGCAGCACGCAGGTTGTCTTCGCTCAGACCGCCAGTAGCGGCGTCCAGCTTGGCAGCGGTGCCCATAGCATCGGCACGGATACCTTTCACCAGTTTACGTGCATCTTCACCGGACTTAGCCACCGAGTAGATGCTGGTGCCGGTGTCGCCGTTGAGGCACATGGTCTCCTGGGCGATGGCGAAACCGTCAATCAGGTGCTGACGCAGGAAGTTCAGAGCCGGAACGATCGAGTCTTGCTCGAATTCGTCGGTCATTTCGACGATGCTCATGATCTTCTTGGCGGTGAACTGCAGCTTGGCGGTTGCCGGCTGAGCCTTGGTTACCGTGCCACCTTCAGCGCCAGCCCGTGCGATGATGCGGCTGGGGTTGAACGGGAGGGTGTAATCCGAGGCAGGCATCTGGATGCGGCCGAACAGACCTGCGACTTCCAGAGCCAGGAAGATCTCGTTCTGCAGTTGGGCGGAGAAGCCCTTGGGGATGAATTCAGCACCGGTACCGGTACCCGTGGTGGTCTCGGCCAGCACATCACCGAAGGCCTTGATGGCGTCTGCATACTGAGGCAGGGCCTTGATCTTACCGAACTTGTCTGCGTTGAAAGCGCCGGTATCCAGGTCGTGGCACAGCGCCTTGGCGATGTACAGCTCGTCCAGACGGGTCTCAACTTCCTTCTTGGTCAGGTCGGTAGCTTTGTCCTGAGCAACGGCAAACTGCACCTTCTTCTGAGACAGGTCGGCCTGAACAGCAGCCAGCTTCTCGGACAGTTCCTTCACTTCGGATTCCAGACCACTCTCGGCCTTTTGCTTCATAACCTCTACAATACCTGCAACGTCTTTTTGCAGGGCATCAATTTTCTCTGCGAATTCCATGGGTATATCTCCTAAGTGATTATTTTTCGTCTACGACAAACGTAGTCTTGAGTTGGGCGACCATATCCGAAAGGGCCTCAAGGGACTTGGTGACCATTTCGGGGGCTTCTTTTCCTTCCTCCGGCTCGGTTTCGCCTTCAGCTTCGCCTTCACCTTCAGCTTGAGCTTCGCCTTCTTCAGCAGCTTCGCCTTCACCTTCAGCTTGAGCTTCACCTTCAGCTTCGCCTTCACCTTCGGCTTTAGCTGCAAGAGCTGCCTCGACGGCCTTTTCGACAACAATGTCGATGTACCGCTTCAGGGAAACTTCCTTCTCTTCGGCTACGTCTACGCCGAGAGCCTTCAGCTTCTCTACTTCAGCAGCCGGCAGCATATCTGCCAGGGCAAGTTTCATGGTTTCTTCCTCTGCTTGTTTATTTATGTCAACACTTCCGGTGGTCGGACCTTCCGTGGTGGCATCAGCTTCAAATTCCCCTGCGTAGAAACCTTCTTCTCCGAAGGCCTTAACAACCGCAAACGTCGATTCGGCGTTGCAGGGAATGGTGACGCAGGAGCACTCGTAAAGCTCACTGCGGGTAATAAAAAACACGTTGTTTTTATCAATCTCTTTGTACTCCCCTGCCTTGACACGGAAGCCAATGGAGAACGTAGAGATCAATCCATTCTTGATGGCGTAGAAGACCTCATCCTCACAGGCCCCTTTATGAATCTCAGCCTTGATGAAGATACCTTCGTCCTTCTTAGATACTGATACCGCCTTACCGATCACGTGGCTGCGATCATGGTTCAACAGGATAACCGGATTCTTCTTGTAGGCCTTGATATCCATACCAGAGGGGACAACAACCTCCCCTGCCCGATCGATATAGACCATAGAGTAATCATCACCACTGGACTTACCGAAATAGTTACCAAAGCCTTCAATGACAATAACTTCCTGCTCTTGCTCCCCCGCCTCTTTGACGGTAAAACCAACCTGCAGGTTAAAGTCCTTATTTTGTATATCTGCAGCCTTAACTTTCATGGTTTAGCTCCTGAATGCGTTATATACGCACAAAGTATTAAAAATTATTAGAGGATACCAAAATATTTCTAGATACTACTGCCCACGTTACCGCTTAGGTTTTGGTTTTGCTGGCTGTTTGCCGGGCTTGGTCGTAGGCTTCTCTTGGTTATTAGTAGTTGCGTTATTAGCCTGATCGGCCGGTATCAACAAATTACCATAGGCCGAGTTGCTGATGAACAGTAGGTCGGCGTTGGGATCGGTAGACGGCGGCAACCCAACCTGTGCCCTGGCTTCGTTGGGGGTCATGACGGAGCTGGACAGCAGGGTGCTCAAATAGCGTGCCACGCTCTCTTTATCATCACTCAGAGCCTCTACAGCCTTCAGATTGAAACGGAAGGTCTGTTTGCCACTCTTAAAGGCCAGATCCTTCAAGCCTCGATTAATCGCAGACTCCATGCGATTCAGGTGAGGAATCAGACTCTGCCGCCAGAAGGCACGAATAGCGTCCTGCCCCTCGCTGCCTGAGGTGTTGGCCAGGTCTCCCAGTACTGATTCTGGCACCTTGAACAGCGACAAGATATCTTCCCGTGACAGCCGCTTGAGGTTGCCCAGGTCCAGGTCTTTGATCGGGGAAGAGATGGTGCGATACTTCAGACCACCCTGCAGGATGGCCAGTTTGGAGCTGTTGCCCACCCCACCGTGGATCGCATTCCAGTCGCCCCTCAGCTTTTTAAGGAGGGTGTCACCTAATACAGAGTCCGTCTCCAGAACCCCCACAGGGATAGCGCCATTTTTGAAGAAGGCCGTACTGAAGGCGATCCGGTACCCCTCAAAGGTCAGGATATCGACGGCAGAGGTCAGCGGGGAGGCACCGTAGTAGGTGTCATCGATGTTGGTGTACTTGACGTGGATCATCTCCTCCGGCTTGTACACAACACTCTGGCCGTTGACGTAGTACCGGTACTCCTTGACCTTGGTCTTACTGTCAGGGATCACGGCAACATATTTCGTGGGGATCAAATAGAGTTCAAACGGCTGCTTAGTGCCAGCAGTAGCTGGTTCTATGGCGATGAAGGCGTTACCAGTCACATCCAACGACATGGAAACTTGTTCAATAAATTCAAACGACCCCTGGTACGGGTT